AGGGTGAACGACATTAGGAACCACCTTTCAAGAGCCGATTCTGTTCACGCATCAGTCGTAGTTCTTCTGCGTCGATCATTGCATTCTTTGTTCGTACGTCTCGGTTTTTATTGTCAGACATACGCGCGGTCATCTCTTGTCCCATCGTGCCGAGTTTTCCGATGTCTACTCTGCCGCCCTGGTCAAGTATGTCTGAACTAAGGAACGGCATAAAGCCTTGCAACTGTTTGAAACGCCTTGCGTTTACTTCCTTGTCCATTATCAGTTTGCTAGGATCCATCAGGTTTTCCATAAAATTGGCTGAACTTGCATTAGCAAGCGACAGTGCATCTTCTTTAAGGCTTTGAATGAATGCAATGCCTCCAGTTCCCGAAGCAACGTCATCTTCGGCGCGTCTTTGAATTCCTTCACGCTTGACGCGTTCACTACCAGCCACATCTAAACCAAAGTTTTTTGCCATGAATTGCTCTCGTCGCAGTTCAAGCATCTTGGTTTGCATTACTCCGCGTTGTGCTTCGGGCGAAAACCGCGTTGACATTTGAGCCATTTCAGTGACGCGTCGATCCATCATGCGAAACACACTCATAAGCATCTGAAAGCCCATCTGCGCCATGTTGAAAGATGCACCGACAGCGATAGCGCTGGTCTTGCTGTTCAACTTGGCCAACTCGCGATTAGTCGCCGCCACGCCCTTGATGACGCCGGACGGATCCACTTCCGCGCGAATGACAGCCTTCATGCTCTTATCTGTCATACGTCTCCTTCTTCAACCAAGGAATGCAGCGTTGTGGCTTCTGATCGACGGCATTGCATACAAGGGCCGTAAGCAACCACTCGCACCGCTCAAGCGTTGTAAGTTCCGTCTTGGCAATAAGTGCGCTCATGTTCATGCGTTGCTCACCGTCTGCGATTCGCCAGAGCCGCCTTTCGGCGGCGTCGTAAAACGTTCCCGGTTGATCTCCTCAAGCAGCGCCGAGCAAATGTCTGCTCGCACGTTTGCCATTTCGCCGTGGTTGTGCACGAATGGAGTGCCATCGATGCAGGACAGACAAGCCGCCCACCAGTACGGATCTGCCGCGGCGCGGGTGTAGTCGGCCATCGTCGGCTCACGCACCATGATGACGCCAACACCAGGCACATCGACGCGCCGCGGCTTCGGTGAGATTGAAGAGAGATCGAACGGCATCAAGCCTCCTCAAGTGTCATTGACCACATACCAGGGCCGGAACCGTCATCCGTGCGCGTGGCGCTGGTGATGTGTCCGGTGATGGTGTAAGCCAGTCCGCCCTTGTCGGTGTAACTAAATGCCACCGCTACACCTTGCGCCAGTGCAATGGTGGTCGGGTTCATGTGGGTTCGGATTGCTGCGTCAAGGGAAGCATCTGCCATGCAATCGAAGGTTGCGCTGCGCTGGATGCGGCCAGGCATTCGCTTCTCGGCAAAGTCGGCAAGACTTGTGGAGTCAAGCGATGTGCGGGAATGACTGAAGGTCACATTCTTTGCAAAGTATGTGGCAGCGCCAGCACTCTGAAAGTTGAGCGTAAGCGCTCCGCCGTATCCGGGAGTGATTGCCATTAGGTTGTCTCCTGTACAAGTAGTTCGAGTTGAATAGTGCCGATGCGCTCCGCATCGGTCTTGCCGTCATCGATTGATTCGGTGCTCATGGTCACGCTGAACGCGGACAGAACTAGCACACAGTCGTAGGTGGTGCTCGTCACTGGTGAATCAAAGATGCCCCGAACATCTTCGATTAAAGTGTGGCAACTATCTACCGTATCTGCGATTGCTTGGATCTGGACGGTCATCGTCCAGTGACACAAAGCGGGAATGCCAGCAGTCGTCACATCAATGGCAGCGCTGGTGATCTCGTACACGTAACACGGTGTAACAGCGCCTGCCTGGCGTACACCGGAGAACGTGGGATTGGCGGCTTCCAACGCAACCTGAATGGCGCGTTGAATATTACTTAGGGACACTGGTGTTCCCCATTCCGAGGATCTTCCGCGCCTCAATAAGAATTTCGGAACTAATTGCTTGCATGATTCGGGCTACGTTTGCTTTGCCCCACATCTCGCCGTAATGGTTGCCAGGGATCATGCGGCCGGAGTTCTTGTGCATGAATCCGTTCTCCTTCCACGGGTAGACGAATTGCTTGCCGCGTGCGCGTGCCCCACCCTTCTTGCCAAGTTGCACGCCGAGCTCGGCGCGGATCGGTGCGCCTGCTCCGCCCATTCGCTTGGGGGAACTCACGCGCGTGGCAGATGCGATGCCCTTGCGATGTACCTTCTTCCCGCTGCGGATGTATGGCGCGTTAAGTAGAACGGCTTTTAAATTCGGCACAAACGGCTTAAAGCCCTTGCGGATTGCCTTCTTGCGCACGGCTTCGTTGAGCGCCGGCGAAAGACGCGCCAGCGTGGCGGTGACTTCCTTCGTGTCAATGGTGATCTTAACGGGGTTCATTCCGTCACCTCCACCGCGTTGATCTCTAGGCGCCGGCGCTTCTGATCCCTGTCCCAGCAGCCCTTGATGAAGAACGTGCGCGTCGTGCCGTTGTCTTGAAGCAGCAAACGGGAGCGCGTGGTTACGGACGGATGGAAGGCAGCCAGGATGCGCCAATCGGTGCGCACGCTCGAGCCGCCGTCGTCCATTGTCTCTTCGGTGTTGGCGTTCTCAATGTGAACCGGGATGGTCGCAAACGAAAGCCAAGACTCGGAAGCCTGGCCCCACGCGTCGAGCGTGGCTACCGGATTCTGCGCCGTCATGACGAGGCGCATCATTCCGGATGGAACGTGCCCGGCCATTACCCAATCCCCTTACCCATCATGCCGGTGATCCGATCCCAATAGGTCGAGTCCAGGGCAACGGTGTCATCCCCGCGGCTTGCAACATGGTGCGCCACGCGCTGGAGGAGCGCCATCTCGAGCAGCGGGTTCAGCGCGGCGTTACCTGCTGTTACGGTCAGCGTGACTGGGTACGTCAGGTTGTCAATGTCCATATCGACGTAGACCAAACCATTAATTTGGATCTTCGCGCACGTGCCCGTCAGCGGTACCGTCGTGCTATCGCTGTAGGTGGCCGTAGTGCCCGCCAGGTCGCCTTGGCGCTCCAAACGGAGGTACAGACCGCCGTAGATCGTCACGGGCGCTGAGGGCACCCACTGCGTCCTGGTGACACTCTCCACGCACCACCCGGTTCGCTCCTCAAGTTCCCGTACTGCCGCTGCCCATGCGATTTGAATCGCAGGATCGTCCTCCATGTGAGGGATCCGGGCCCAGCTTCTGAACTTAGAAATATCTAGAGCCATGTTTCCTCGCTGCAGGTAGGTGGGGCCGAAGCCCCACCCACCTGAAGGATGAGAGGATCAGAATCAGGCGTTGGTGACTTGCAACTGCACCAGCGCATTGACGCGGGTGAAGTTGGAGTTTGCAAACATCATGCCCTGGTAACGGATACGGCCAGTACCACTCAGGCTGTACTCGTCGCGGGTCACTGACATTGTTCCCCACTCGCGCATGGCGAATGCTTCACTGATGTTGCCGAGGCAAGCCAAGACGTTCTTACCAGTGGTACCGGTTGCCACGTGCGCCGGCAGATACTCAGTCACGTAGACGGGCAGCCCCATCAAGGTGAACGGAGCAGCATTCTGGAGCGTTTGAGAGTCGGCGCTCGGCACGAAGATCGGCACCCCATTCACCAAGATTCCCGCGATTGCAGCGTACACATCTTGCGGCATGATCCATGCAGCAGATCCCCAATACGCGGCAGGCAACTTCGTGTAGCGCATTTCGGACAACTTTGCGACAGTTACACCAGCGGTAATTGCTGCTGCGCGAGTTGTCGAAGCGCTTGTTGCGGTTGTGATGTTGATGCCGGTCGTGGAGTTAACGGTAAAGATTCCCGTTGGCGAGTTGGTGCCAGTCCCTCCGATATAACCCCATTCGAGGTTTTTCGAAAGCTGGACCTGCAGATGTGAGAGCACTTCCTGTTCCACGGGGAATCCAGGGTCAGACTGTGCAATGAGTTGGTGCGAGACTTCGGTCTTTGGCAAGCAAAGAACCGGAGCAAGCGCAACTTCGGTGAACAGAGGATCGGAATTCGCTGCTACAACACTTCCAGTATCGGGCAACGTCCATGCAGAGGTGTAATCAGCGGTCTTTAGCGTGCTGTAGCGCAGCGCCTGGTAGCCCTGAACTCCCGTGCGCAGGTCACCCAAATTGCGCATGATTGACTGCGCAGATAGGTACTTGAGCACTGCATCTTCGTACAACTTAGGGATCAGGATCGAACTCGATGCGCTGGTGATGAGTTCACGCTGTTCAGGCATCGCACCAGTGCGCATGTAATTTGCAAACTGCATCTCATACTTCTTGCTATCGCGATACTCAAGCGATCGCTCTTCGGTTTTCTTGGCAGCGTTTTCGACTGCGCTCGATGACGCAAAACGCTCGCGCAGTTGCGCTGAACGAATCTCTGATTCGATCTTGGTAAGTTCGTTGGCAACTTCGTGGCCACGGGCCTCGACTTCGACGGACATGGTGTCCTGGGCGAGAATGGAATCGCGCTCAGCAGTGAGCGCCTTACGGCTTTCAAAGAGTTCGGACAGTTTCATGATGGCATCCTTAGACGCAGACGAAGACGGGCAATGCCCGACGAAAGGGTTCTTGCTTCAGCGCTCGTCTGCGGATAAGCGCCGTTTTCAACGATGGAAACTTCACGCAGGGAAACCTGCGAGAGTGTGCGAGTGTTGCCGCTCCACGAGTCGGCGATGACTTGGAAACCAAAGGACATTTCAGACAAGACGCCAGCGTCCACCAACTGGCGGACATCCTTGGCGCGTTGTGTGTCTGGGAGCGTCACTTCAAAGGCGAGGCCGTGTTGATCGCTGCGCAGTTGCAGCAATCCGCTCTTGGTGTTCGCAAGCAAGTCGCGCGTGTCGTGACCGACAAGGAGCGAGATATTGCTACCAAGCGACGAATCAAACGCGCCGCGCTGCACGCGCTCGGTGAATGGCTTGCCGCCGTTGATTCCGCGGATGGTCAGCGGGTGGCTCGGTGCGTCGTACACGCTGGCGTAGCCGCCGATCTTGTCGCCCGTCATGGCTAGTTTCGTAGTACGGATTTCAAGCATTGGTGTCCTCGTTGCTGCCGTCCGGCGCGTCTTGATTTGCTTGAGCACCAGGCATGGACACGCTCGGCATGTCGAGGCCCTCGATCTCGGGCAAGCCCATCCGTCGGCGTCCGTCGTTCGGCGAAAGAATCCCGGCCAGCACGAGTTTGGACAGAGCCATGCCAGCATCCCGCATGTTTCCTCGTAGCAGGATGTCGGTATCAAGCCGAGCGTGCTGACCGGGATTGCAGAGCTTGCGCGTGATCTCCGACTCCCACGCGCTAACCCATTGGGCAAGTGCGCCATCGACGTAGGCGCGTGCTGTTTCAGATTGGGAAGAAAGAGCGCCGCCGCCCTGCTGGTAAAGCATTTCGGGAGGCACACCAAACGCGCGAGCAATCTCCTGCACGCTGAACTTGCGGCTTTCGATGTTGCTTGTCGTTGTCTCTTGACTGATCTTCTCCGCCTTCATGCCCTCGCGCAGAATCAGTGGGCGCGATGCGCCGTCTGCCGTCGCGTGCATGGTTTGCCACGCGTCGCGGATGGCTTGCACCGTCTGATCGGACATGGCGCCGGGGTGAGAGATTGCAACCTTGCCACTTGAACCGGTCTTAATCAGCGAACGATGCGCGGCCTCTTGGTCTGCGGCTAGATCCATGCACGCGCGAGCGGCGTCCATTGGGCCCACAAACCACCCTGGTTGGTTCACATTTGGGTAGCAACCGAGGTGTAAAACCTGGTCACTTGATAGCGTTGCACCGCCAATTCGGTACACCAAACCGTCTTCCGTGATCTCCGCCTGTGCTGCGCCAATCGGCATCGGCTGTAGTTCTGCAACTTCGCCTGTGCTATCGCGGCGGATCAAAGCAAGACCGTTGCCGCCTTCGAGTGCGCAAGCCGTGATATAGCGCCGGAACTCGTAGCCGGATTGCCAGCGTGACGCTTCGCGCGTCATCAGTTGCGTGATTGGCGAGTCGACCTCGCTGCCGTTCGCGTCAATGATCGAGAACGGGAGCCGCGCGAGGTCTGCGCTGATGAGTTGGGTAGCACGCACCACCGCTGGCAGCGAATTGATCGCTGGGGTAGCAAGTGGCTCCGGTCGTGCGTAGACGACGGTCGCTGAACGGAAGCCCATGAAGCGTGCGAATAGACTCACACCTGCATGGAACGAATGTGCCTCAGGATGTCAAGCGATTATTTTAGACTTGCACTCTTAACCAATCGGGCAAGCGCTGGTGCTCAGTCCGGTTGACTCGCGCACCTGGTGATGCTCCATCAGCAGCGCGGCCATGTTGCCGGACACGATGACGTCCATGTTTCCCTTACCGCCGCGTCCCTTTACTGGCCGGATATTGCCAACATTGTCTGAAATCAAGGTGATTTGGTTGAGTCCCGACACCAAAACTGGATCTGTGGTGTAGGTCAATTGCCTACTTTTTAGCAAGTCTGCCCAACATTTCCAGGCTGGTGCCATGGTCCGAATCGACTGATCTACCGTAACAATGGGCCATCCGCGGTCAATCCATCGCTTAATGTCACGCGCTTGCGCTGGATGCGGGTCGACTCCGATCTTGCGAACGTCGTACGTGGCGATCATGTTCTCCAACTCTGCCTCGACAATCGACATGTCCTGCCATTCACCAGGCATACGCCGCAAGTGCCCTGCTTGAATCCACTGCTGCAATGGGTTCTTGCATTTCTTCTCGTCAAGAGCAATGTCCACGCCGGCCCACCAGCACACGTTGCGAGCCCGGATCATTTTGCCATCAACTACCATCAAGGTGAGCGCTGTCAAGTCGAGCTGCGGCCCGTAGCCACCGCGGCTCAGGTCAATCGCGATCACCGCCGGCTGTCCGCGCAGTCGCGTCCAGTCAACCTCTTCAAACTGCCGCTCAAGGATCGCCGTGTCGATATCTGAGGTGGCAATCGTGTGATATCTGCACGCCAACTGCGTCTCGAACTCGGCAATCTGCACCGGATCGCCCGTGTTTAGCATCGTTTGGGCGGCTAATTGCAGTTGCGTCGGGTCGACAATCGTGCCTAAACCGGGGTGCGCCTTCGCCCAAACAGCAGGATCTGAGGCCGAATCCTCGGTATCTAGGCCGTAAATC